TCAAGGAACTCAAGGTACTCAAGGACTTCAGGGATTACAAGGTTTAGGAGGTTCTCAAGGAACTCAAGGTACTCAAGGACTTCAGGGATTACAAGGTTTAGGAGGTTCTCAAGGAACTCAAGGACTTCAGGGTACTCAGGGATTACAAGGGACAACAGGATCGCAAGGTATTTCCGGTCCAGTAGCAGGATCTGCAAATCAAGTTGTTTATAAAGATGGTTCAAATAATCCAACAGGTTCTGCTAATCTCACTTTTAATGGAACAGAATTAGTTACTCATACACTAACTGTTCTCAACAATACTGATATCAACGGCAATTTAAATGTTGATGGAAGTATTACAATTGGCGGAACATCAGCACAACTCAACACTCAACAACTTACAGTAGTTGATGCTGACATTGTTCTTGGTATTGGTACTTCATTCTCACCAAGCGATGCAACAGCGAGTCATGGTGGTATTGCAATTGCATCAACTGAAGGAACTCCACTTGTAAGTCTTGCGATTGGTGGAGAAACCAACCCAGACACATATAAGAAAATTATGTGGTTTAGGGGTGGTGATATTGGCGCTGGTATTACTGATGCTTGGTTGTTTAACTATGGCGTTGGTATTGGTTCTACTCAAGTTCCTAATGGAGTAAGACTTGCTGCTGGTGCAATTCAAGTTAGCGATAATAAACTTGATGTTAGTGGTGATATTGATTTTAGTGGAACTTTCTATCAAAACGGAAGTCCATTTGTAGCATCAAGGTGGACTGCTGGAACTGGTGATAATATCTATAGATTAAATGGAAATGTTGGTATAGGAACTACAAATCCACAAACAAAACTTGAACTTAATGGTGTTCTTGGATTTACAGGTAGTAATATAAAAATTGGTAATAATATAACTGGTGAAAATATTTCAGGTGGGACCGATAATATTCTTATAGGAACAGAAGCAGGACGTTATTTAACTGATGGTACTGGTAATGTTCTTATTGGACCATCAGGACCATCAGGAACACCTGGTGTAGTTCCTGCCTTGGTTGGTTATAGTGACAATAATAGGTTAGTTATTGGTTCAGGAAATACTGCTTGGATTTATGGTGATAGTTCTTATCATCTTAATATTAATGAAGTATTAAAATTTAATGATGATGTTTCTGCAAAATATAATATATTCCTTACCGGAGCGGATAAAACTACATTATATGACACATCTAATAGAGGTAATAAAAATATATTTTTGGGGTATGAAGTAGGACTTAATGACAGTGGCGGTGATTACAATACCTTTATTGGTGAGCGTGCAGGATATAATAACTATGGTGGAAATGGCAATATCTTTATGGGGGGTTCTGCAGGATTTTCTAATACTGGTGGATATAGCAATACCGTTATTGGCCCTGGTGCAGGATATGATAACACTGATGGATTTTACAATATCATTATAGGTAGATGGGCGGGAGTTTATAATAATGGTGGATTTAACAATACCTTTATTGGTGAGCGTGCAGGATATAATAACTATGGCGGTGATTACAATACCTTTATTGGACCTTCTGCAGGATATGCTAATACTGGTGGTTCTTACAATGCATTTATGGGTTATGAAGTAGGATATAATAATACTGGTGGTTATTACAATACCTTTATTGGACCTTCTGCAGGAAATGCTAATAATGGTGGTGATTACAGTACATTTATTGGCCCTAATGCGGGATATAATAATGCTGGAGGAACTTCTAATATCTTTATAGGTCCTCAATCAGGATATAATAATACTGATGGTTCTTACAATACCTTTATTGGTGAGAGTGCAGGAAGTAATAATCAAGGATCTAATAATATCTTCTTTGGAAATAATGCAGGAGCTGCTAATACCTCTGGAACTAATAATGTTGCTATTGGCAAATTTGCAGGAGTTTATCTATCTAGTGGTAGTAATAATGTTCTTATTGGTCCATCAGATAGTTATGGTCCAACTTCTAGTCCTCCTATTCCCGATGGAAGTAATCAGTTAGTTATTGGTTCAGGAAGTACTGCTTGGATTTATGGTAATAGTTCTTATAATGTCGGTATAGGAACCACAAATCCAACAACAGCACTTCAAATTAATGGAGTATTAGGATTTGGCATCGATCAATATGGAAATACTAACATAAGAATAGGTGATAATACTACTGGTTCCTCCATTACTGATGGATTTAATAACATTTTTATGGGCATTGGTGCTGGTAATTATACTACTTCTGGATATTCGAACCAATTCTTAGGTGGTTTTGCAGGAAATAATAATATTGATGGAGGTACTAATATCTTCATAGGAGAATCTGCAGGATATAATAACACTAGTGGAAGTAGTAATATCTTTTTGAATGCTTTTGCAGGATATAATAATATTAATGGAAATGCTAATAATTTCCTCGGTGTTTTTGCAGGAGAGGATAATATTGATGGATACCACAACAACTTCTTTGGCAATCGTGCAGGAAACAGCAACAAAAGTGGAAATTATAATATCTACCTTGGACCACTAAGTGGAATTTCCACAGCAGCATCTAGAAAAATTATAATTGGTTCGGGTGGTCCTGGTCCTGATTTATTTGATTCACCAAACACCACCAAAGACACTCAATTTGCTGTTGGTGTAAGAACTGATGAAAACCCAAGTAAATATTGGTTAGTTGGTGATGAAAACTTTAATATTGGTATAGGAACCACAAATCCAACTGAAAAATTAGATGTTGGTGGAAACTTAAGAATTCGTTCTGGTCTTAATGATTTTTATAATAATGTAGGTGCTGCTGGGTCTATTCTTGTATCAACTGGTGCTGGAGTAAGTTGGACTACTCCATTTGCTGCTGGTATTCAGGGAACCCAAGGTCTTCAGGGACTTCAAGGATTACAAGGTTTAGGAGGTTCTCAAGGAACTCAAGGTCTTCAGGGATTACAAGGTTTAGGAGGTTCTCAAGGAACTCAAGGTCTTCAGGGATTACAAGGTTTAGGAGGTTCTCAAGGAACCCAAGGACTTCAGGGATTACAAGGTTTAGGAGGTTCTCAAGGAACTCAAGGACTTCAGGGTACTCAGGGATTACAGGGCACTCAAGGAACCGCTGGTCCAGTAGCAGGATCTGCAAATCAAGTTGTTTATAAAGATGGATCTAATGATCCAACAGGATCTGCAAATCTTACTTTTAATGGTACATCTTTATTTACGAATCAATTAAGTGTCTCCGGAGTTTCTACATTCACTAATGGACCAGTATTAGTTGGAACAGCAACATCAACAGGAACAGCATCACAAAGATTACAAGTAACTGGTGGTGCTTATGTTTCTGGTAATACTGGTATCGGAACCACAAATCCACTACAAAACCTTCATGTTCTTGGAAATCTTCTTGTTGCTGCTGGTTCTTCAACAGGACAACACATTACTCAAAAGGCATATGAGTTAAATTCAGGTACTCTTTCTTGGGAAGGTTCCGCAGGTCAGTTATTCAGTATTACAAATAACCTAACATCAGGTTCCATATTCTCAGTTAATGATGTTTCTGGTATTCCAAGTATTGATGTAAACGCAAATGGTACAGTTTTACTTGGTCCTTATGGTGGCAACATTGGTGTAGGAACGACAAGTACAACATCAAAACTCCAAGTTACTGGTGATACTAATATTACAGGAGTAACAACATCACTAAGATTTGTATCAACGGTAGCAACAGGAACTGCACCACTCACAGTTTCTTCTACTACAGTAGTAACTAATCTTAACGCAGATTTACTTGATGGAAAGAACACCGGAACATCTGGAAACACAATTCCTTTATTAGATGGTGCAAATACTTGGTCCGCAAATCAAACTTTTAGTTCCCAAATTATATCAACTCAAGCAAACTCCACAACAACTGGTGGTGGTCAAATTTATTTGAATGGCAATACCGGAAATAGAATTGATTTTAATTCAAATGGTGTTGCTGCTCCTACATTTACTACAAGAAGTGCTGGTACAAAAATACTTTTATATTCGGGTATAGGTGGAGCAACTGTTGATTATGCGTTTGGTATTGAATCTAATACTTTATGGTCTTCTGTTCCCGATTCATCATCTCAATTCAAATGGTATGCTGGAACTACCAGTATTGCTACTTTATCTGGTGCTGGAGTTTTCACTGCCACTAGTTTTAGTGGTTCTGGAGCATCCTTAACTTCTTTAAATGCATCAAACCTTTCTACGGGAACGGTTCCTACTGGAGTTCTTGCTTCAGGAACTGCCAACGCGACAACATATTTGAGAGGAGACCAGACTTGGGCTACGATTAGTGGTGGTGCAACTCTTTCAAATGATACAACAACAAACGCAACTTATTATCCAACATTTGCCAATGCAACTTCTGGTACTTATTCGACAGCATATGTATCAAGTACAAAATGCACTTTTAATCCATCAACAGGAACATTATCCGCAACAGTATTTACGTCACTATCTGATAGGACACAAAAAACTGATATTCAACCAATTAAAAATGCACTATCTTTAGTAACTCAACTTGAGGGTGTAAGATATAAGTGGAAAGATGAAAATAGTCAACCTTCAATTGGTGTGATTGCACAAGATATTGAGAAGGTACTTCCAGAAGTTGTTGCAGAAAACGAAGATGGTCTTAAGTCAGTATCTTATGGAAATATTGTTGGCGTATTGATTGAAGCAATCAAAGAACAGCAAGAACAAATAAATATCCTTAAGGAAGAAATTAAGAGTTTGAAGGAAAAGGATTTTTCATAATGGCAGTTGCTTATAATCCCGGCACAGTTACAAATGGTCTTGTATTAGCACTTGATGCTGGAAATACAAAGAGTTATCCCGGAAGTGGAGCGACTTGGACCGATTTGAGTGGTAATAGTAATACTGGAACTTTAACTAATGGTCCTACTTACAATAGTTCTAATGGTGGATCTATTGTTTTTGATGGAGTTGATGATTATGTAACAAATGGCAATTCCAGTTTTACAATTGCTAATAATCTTTTTGCAGATACAAATGGATCTTGGAGTGTTTCTGCTTGGTTTAAATTTCCAGTTTCTCCAACACAATCAAGAAGTGATGCATTGAATGGTGGAAATTGTTCTTATCATATTTTCGGAAGAAGTGGCGGTATTGCAACTGGAGCGACATTTGGAATATTTGTTGCTGGAACATCTACTGTTTATGGCACAAATACAAATAAATGTGTTGCTGCTATTAGGGGCACAAATACCCCAATATCAAACACATTAGTAAATACAAACACTTGGTATAATGCAGTAGTAACTTGGAATGGTTCTGTTGCTTATGGGTATCTAAATGCATCTTCACCAACAACTTTAACAGTTGGAACTGCTACAGTGCAAATATACAATATTGATATTGGTAATACTGCATCATTAAATACACCATCTACAGGGTATCATAATTTTGAGGGATCAATAAGTAATGTTCAAGTTTATAATAGAGCTCTAACAACAGCAGAAATTTCACAAAACTTTAATGCACTTAGAGGGAGGTTTGAAATCTAATGGGACTCTCTCATTCGCCACAGATAGTAACACGAAATTTGTTACTCAACTTGGACTTCGGAAACATTCAGAAATGCTATAATGGCAGTGAAAATTTAATAACTTACAGTGAAGACATATCGCAGAATAGTTTCTCAAGTGACGTATCAATAACAACAAATAGCATTGTTTCTCCTAACGGAACATTAACTGCAGATACTTTAACTTCAACCACAAATGGAGGTTCAAATACTTGCAATGTCGATAAAAACTTAGTAGTAACTACAAATACAAACTATACATTTTCAGTTTTTCTTAAGTCTGGAACTAGTCCAAAAAGTACAATAAATTTATATTTTACTGTAGGAACTTTTAGGCAGGCAGTTTTAGAGATTACTTGGGGTTCCAGTCCAACAACATATTTAACCACAACTGCGGGAACAACTGCAACTTCACAACTAATTCAATATCCAGATGGTTGGTATAGAGCAATTGTTACCTATAATAGTGGAGATAATACTGGAGCGGTTTCTAGAGTTTATGTAAGAGATCAAGGAACTTCCAATGTCTCTGGACACAATGTTTATGTGTGGGGATGGCAAGTCGAAAGGGGGTCGCAAGCATCAGCATCACCATATGTTCAAACAGTAGCATCAACAGTCACAAGACCAACAACAGCAACATCAACAATCTCAAACTATTCTCATACAATTAATCAACCACAATATATCTCTTACGATGCAACAACTAACTCTATAAGATTTGATCGCAATGAAACCTTTGCAGACTTTACTGGATCTATTTCAGGAACAGTTCTTACAGTATCTGCAGTTTCAAGTGGAACCATTACAAATGGAATGGCACTATCATACACCGGATTAACACCAGCTCTTACAATTTCATCGTTTGGAACGGGAACTGGTGGAGCAGGAACTTATAACTTAAGTGCCAATATGGGAACCGTAACTTCTAGGGCAATGACTGGTGCATATAAGATTGGTGGTAATATGAGTGTAACTGCTTCTGGTGCTCTTGCTTCCAATACATATCTGTATAATGACCATACGACAGAAGTGTGGGCAAGAATTAATGATAGAAATCCAACACTATACGATACTTGTGAGGGAGAAAGTGTTTTAGTCACTTATCGAGGATACCACAGTATGTTTTTATATAATGCCAGTTCTTTGTTGTATTATATTTGGGATAATACCGGACCAACAATAAAAAATCTAACGAGTTTATCTTTAGGAACATCCGGAACTGACATTATTGAAGGTCAATGGTTTCATGTTGCAGTAACAAAATCTGGGACTACTTTTAAGACATATTTAAATGGAGTTCTTAAGAAAACTGATACCTTAACATCTACTGCTTTTTCTGGAACTAGTGATGATTTAAGATTAGGTGGTGCGGGAGATGGAAATACTGGTGCCTTTTATTACTATTCAGAAAACAATGTTGGATGCGTAAAAATGTATAATGCTGCATTGAGTGCTGATGAAATTTCACAAAATTTTAACGCATTAAGAGGGAGGTTTGGAATCTAATGGGAGTTTATAGCGGTCCAGATACATCAGAGACGGGGTTGGTTCTTGCACTTGATCCAGCAAATAAGAAATCTTATTCTCAAAATGAGTTTCAATATTCTACTGATATTTTTACTTGGTGCTCAACCGCTGGTTTAAATGCTTGTACAATTTCAAGAGATACAATAAGTTCTCCAGTTGGCAATACTCCACTGAAAATGGCAGTAACTGGAAATGACCCACATATAGGAACTTACAATAGTTCTACTTGGAATATTGCACCAGCAGCAAATGGACAGACTTGGGTTGTAAGTGTTTATGTCAAAGCAGATGTTGCAACAACTGGACAAATTTTTATATTTGGTGCCAATAGTTCAGGTACAGGATTTGTTAATGGTGCATGGTTAACAATAACATCAACAACTTTTAATATTACTACAGAATGGACAAGAGTGAATTATTATGTAACAATGGCTGATGCGACCATTGCTTATATTCATGTAAGATTAGATGGACCAGACACTGGCGGAACTGGACAAACTATATGGTGGGATGGTCTTCAAGTAGAAAGAGTGCCATCAGGAACAACTACACCAACTTCATTTACATCAAGTTATTATGGAGGCAGTGTTTTTAGAGACTTGAGTGGTAATAGTAATACCGGAACTTTGACAAATGGCCCATTTTACAGCGGTTCTAATGGAGGAACTCTTGTTTTTGATGGCAGTAATGATCACATTGTTCCAACTGGATTAACTGATTCTTTTTTTCAAGGAAACTGGACTATCAGTTTTTGGGTAAATTTTGATACTATAAACACAACTAGCGTTGATTCTAGTGATAAAGTTTTATTGCAACATGGTTCATTTGGTACAAGAACTGCTCTTCATTTAAATCAAAGAAATAGTCGTCTTTATTTTGGAATGTTTTTTGATGATCTATCTGGGACAAGAACTTTAAGTACTGGAACATGGTATCATATTGTTTTTACATTAAACAACACAACATATGCAAAAAGAATTTATATAAATGGTGTTTTGGACAACTCTCACACTGGGGGAGGTGCTTATACTGGTACTGGTAATAATGCAAAAATTGGACAGAGCGTTAGTGCAAACGGAGTAAATTTTGATGGATTTATGAGTTCATGTGTTTTTTATAATCGCGTTCTTTCAGCATCAGAAGTTCAACAGAACTTTAATGCTACTCGTGGAAGATTTGGTGTTTAATTTTTTTGTAGTTTCAGATAAATACCTATAAATCTTGTGGGTGTATTGATTGAAGCAATTAAAGAACAACAGGTTCGTATCGAAGAGTTGGAGAAAAAGTTAAATGCCTAATCAGTTTTTCTCACCAGAAGGAGATTTGGAAAATTATTTTGTCACTGAATCTTGGTTGATAGACCAGTGGGTTGGTGATGAATTATGGACTTGGGGGCGTAATGATGTTAGCCAATTGGGAATCAACGCTACTGGTAATAGATCTACTCCAGTTACTACATTTGCTGGAGGAACCAACTGGAAACAAGTTGCCGGTGGATTTAAAAATAAAGCAGCAATAAAAACTGATGGGACTTTATGGACTTGGGGAATTAATTCCTTTGGAATATTAGGAGACAATACATCAGTCACAAAATCAACCCCAGTCACTACATTTGCTGGAGGAACCAACTGGAGACAAGTTTCTTCTGCACAATATCATGCAGCAGCAATAAAAACTGATGGAACTTTGTGGTGTTGGGGACTGAATCAGTATTCACAAATAGGAATTAACGCCACAGGTGCCAGAAGTACTCCAGTCACTACATTTTCTGGAGGAACTAACTGGAAACAAGTTTCTTGTGGAGGTGGCCATATTGCAGCAACTAAAACCGATGGAACTCTATGGCTTTGGGGACGCAATTCATTCGGAGGAATAGGAGATAATACCACAGTCCATAGATCAACCCCAGTCACAACATTCGCCGGAGGAACCAACTGGAAACAAGTTTCTGGTGGCGGTGTTTTCACGGCAGCAATTAAAACCGATGGGACTTTATGGCTTTGGGGTTATAATAATTATGGGAATTTGGGAGACAATACAACAATCCAAAAAAACACTCCAATCACAACATTTACTGGAGGAACCAACTGGAAACAAGTTTCTTCTGGAGGATATCATACAGCAGCAATTAAAACTAATGGAACCTTATGGACTTGGGGTTATGGTGCTAGAGGTGAATTGGGAGATAATACGATAACCCTCAAAAAATCAATTCCATCAACAACATTTTCTGGAGGAACTAACTGGAAACAAATTTCTGGTGGAGATTCTCATACCGCAGCAATTAAAACTGATGGAACCTTATGGATCTGGGGTTCATCTGCTTATGCTCAACTTGGAGCCAATGATTCAATTCAAAAAAATACTCCAGTTACTTCTTTTGCAGGAGGAACTAACTGGAAACAAGTTTCTGCAGAATTTCGACATACATCAGCAGTCTTCTCTGGAACCACACCAGACCTACCAATATCATAAATACTTAAAAAATTGCTATGGAAATCGCACTTATTCATAATAATTCATTAGAACTTGGCCCAATGGGATTTAATGTGAAATACATTAATGCCGATTTGGAAGACCTTGAAGTAGAAGAAAGAATTTCTCCACAAAGTTATACAGACCTTCCAATTCATTTTAGTGATGGTCTTACACATCTTCTGCCAATTGAAAAAGTAATTCCAGAACATGATCCAAAGTATCACAACATCGGAAATCTTACTTGGGAAATTATTGAAGAAGATGGTACTCCAATCAAAGTAGTATTTACTTATCCAATTATTGATAAGAGTCTAGAAGAAGTCAAAGTAATTCGTAAGCAAGAAGTTGCTCCATATAGAAAAGAAAAAGAAAATACGACAATTGCCTTAGATATTAATGGTAATTCAGTTCAAGTATCAACTTCAAGAGAAGAAAGGTTGATGCTAGCAAGTAAGTTAAGTGCAGCACCAGGTCCTCATAATTATAAGTTTGCCAATGCTTGGTTAGAAGTTACCACAGAAAATCTTCAAACTATTATCAGTGAAATTGATAAAGTAGTTCAAGATGCATTTGATTGGGAACTTGCAAAACTTCAAGAGATTGATGCTTGCACGACAATTGATGAGGTTTATGATGTGATTGTGAGAGAACTTCCAGAAATTCCTCAACCACCAATAGAGTGATATGCCAAATCCAGTAACTAATTTTGGGGATAGTTTTGGAACTGACCTTGGTAATAAATTAATTACCAAAGAATACTTAATGAGTGTTTATCCAAATATTGCTCAACAAATTGGAAAGACTCCGGAGTTGTGGTCTTGGGGATACGGTAATAGTGGAGTTTTGGGAGATAATACAACAACCAATAAATCAACCCCAATCACAACATTATCAGGAGGATCTAACTGGAAGCAAGTTTTTGCAGGAAGATTTCATACTGTAGCAACCAAGACTGATGGAACTTTGTGGACTTGGGGCAATAATAGTGGTGGTAGACTTGGAGACAATACAACAATTAACAAACTTACTCCCGTCACAACATTTGCAGGAGGAACTGATTGGAAATATTTGAGTGTAGGACTCAATAATACGATGGCAATAAAAACTGACGGAACTTTATGGATTTGGGGTCCAGGGGGATTTGGTAGACTTGGTGACAATACGGCAACAAACAAACTTACCCCCGTCACAACATTTGCAGGAGGAACTAATTGGAGAACAGTTAGTGGCGGATATCGTCATGTCATAGCAACCAAGACTGATGGGACTTTATGGACTTGGGGGGATGGAACTTACGGACAACTTGGAATTAATAGTACAGTTGCAATATCTACTCCAGTCACAACACTTGCTGGAGGAACTAATTGGAGAAGTGTCCATGCTTTCTTTCATCATAATGTCGCAATAAAGACTGATGGAACTTTATGGACTTTTGGACGCGGAGCACAGGGGCAAATAGGAGATGGTGGATTCACCAACAGATGTACTCCAGTTACAACATTTGCTGGAGGGAACAACTGGAAGCAAGCTTCTGCTGGAGATACCCATACAGCGGCAGTGAAGAATGACGGAACTTTATGGTCTTGGGGTTATGCTAGTTTTGGAAGACTCGGAAATGGGGGCACATCTGGCAATTTTACAACTCCAGTTACAACATTTGCAGGGGGAACTAGCTGGAAACAAGTTTCTACTGGCGAGGGTCATACAGTAGCAACCAAGACTGATGGGACTTTATGGACTTGGGGTAGTGGTAATAGTGGAAGACTTGGAACTAATGACACAATTACTAGATCCACTCCAGTCACAACAGTTATTGGAGGGACCAATTGGAAACAAGTTTCAGCTGGAGGTGGTCATATAGCGACAATTAAAAGCTCTGACAATTTATGAGGTATCTAAATACCTACAAAATAAATTATTCAATATGAACCCACTTGAATTGGTAGCAAAGACATTATATTCATTTAAAGAACAGCAACTAACATTCGAATTACTTGATGCCTTTGGAAAACAAGCACAAGTTTTTTTCTCAATATAATGATGTAGCAAAAATATTTTTTGAACTTAAGAACTTCTCCAAGGCAATTGAGTATGGAGAAAAGTCTCTCAAATTAGCACAAACAAAAGAAGAAAAATATACGACCTCTATGAATTTGATTAATGCATATAATCAATCAAATCATCCAGAGAAATCTATTACCCAAATTGATAAGTGCAAGAAGATAAATCCGCAAGATACTGAATTGCTTCTTGAGGAAACCTTCGCGTATTCTGCACTCAATCAAAAAGAGAAGTCAGAAAAACTACTCTTCAATCTTCTCAAATATAAACTACCAGAAGAGATTGAAAGAAAAGCATATCATAATCTATCAGGACATTATTTCCGTAAGGATGATATTCATACGGGACTTCAACACTTTCTCAAAGCAGGGGAAGTAGAAGCATATAAGAATCAAAAACATCCCGATTTTGAAAAATGGGATGGAACAGTGACGCCAGGAAGAACGATCATTGTAGATAATCAATGTGGCGCCGGTGATGAAGTCATTCATATTCGGTTTATGAAACACCTCAAAGACTTGGGAATGAAACCAATTTGGAGTTCTACTCGCAGAGAACTTGTAGAACTCTTCAAACATAATGGATATGATGCTGTTTGTATTTGGGATAAACCAGAGTTTCCTAAAGATGCTTTCTGGGTTTATGGTCTGGCACTTCCATATTATCTCAATCTGCAACTCAAAGATATGGGAAGAGAACCTTATCTCCAAACACTCCCAGAATACGATAAGAAATGGGAGTGGATAAAAGAAGACACTGGATATAAGGTTGGAATGTTCTGGGCTTCTAGTTCTGGGTTCGAGCAGAACACTTTCCGTTCAGTAGAACTCAAAGACTATATGAGTGTTCTTGGAAACAAAGGATACTCACTTTATTCACTTCAAACTCACAGTGATAATAAGGATGCCAATGAGTATCCCGAAATCAAACAATCACTATCAGTTCCTAATAGAGAATATGCCGACACATTCTCAATCATCAAGAACCTTGATTTGGTAGTGACTTCTTGTAGTTTTGTGGCACATGTAGCAGCATCAATGGGTAAAGAAGTCTGTGTCTTTGTTCCTATTATGGAATATTATGTTTGGACTTCCTCTACAGGAAAGTGTATGTGGTATGGAGATAATATTCATCTGTTCCGACAAAAGAAACCAAGAAACTGGGATGAACCACTGAAGCAACTAGGAGAGTTTTTGAATGATAGAGGAATATAATCTTTCTTTTTTAAATCTAAATACCATCAAGAGCAAACTTCTTGAAATAGAAACTGCTTCTCACGGACTTATAACAAAAGGTGTTTCTACTTATAATCATGGAATGCCTACTTTAATGTATTCAGAACTGACTGGATTAAGAAATGTTCTTAAGCAATATGTTAGACTGTATTGTAATAAGTATGAGATTTCACCTCTAAAGTTTATCAATAGTTGGTTCAATATCTCACAACCAGGAAATAAACTCAAAGCACATAATCATGGAGAAAGTATTATAAGTGGAGCATTTTATATTTCTGGAAGCACTCCACTCATTTTTCCAGATACATCAATTAAACCTTATCCTGGATTGTTGGTTATCTTCTCAAGTGATTTAGTTCATTATACGGAAGAAGAAACAGAAGAAAGAATTATTATTAGTTTTAATACAGATTACTTATGAAATTTTTATTTTTAGTCGGTTCAGCACTCAAACATTTTAAAGAGGATGAGTTTAGTGCTTATAATGAAGAACAGAGATTCAATCAAACATTAGAAACGATTGAATGTATTCGTAAGAAAGTTTCAGAGTCTTATGTGGTTTTATTTGAGTGTTCTTCTAAACCTATTGATGAGAAACAAAAAGATATTCTTAAAGAAAAATCAGATTTGTTTTTAGAGTTTTATGATGAACCAGTACTAAAGCAAATTTATGAAAATCTTGAAGAAAGACCAGAATTGATTACTTATGGCAAATCATTGTTGGAAACAAGAGGATTACTCAATACTCTTTATGAAATTAAACAGCACAATCTATTCACTGATAGTCAAAGAGTTTTTAAACTTACTGGTAGATACTTATTGAATGATCATTTTGATATTAAAGATTATGAAAGTAAGTTTCTGGAAGGAAAATATATTGTAAAAAAATACGATTATCTTTTGGAAGAAGGTGAAAGTTTCAATGAAAGTAATCTTGAAAATGTCTATGCATACTTATATGGTGCAAAAGGTATGATGAATACTGGTCTTTGGTCTTTTGATAGAGTTTTATTTAATGAAGCGGTTGAGGCTCTTGAAGGGGCATTTACTTATATGGAAAAAATGATACAATTTACTTCTGGAACTGATGTAGAACATTCACTTTATCGATTTATAAACAAGAACAATATCATTAGTGTTCCAAATCTTGGTCTTACAATGGTAAAGGGGATGTCTGGCGAAAATGGTGGGGTGTATCATACATGAAGTTAGCAGTTTTTTATCATACATTTCAAAATGAAATTTCCGCATTTATCTACCAACAACAGATTAATCGATTATTTGTATCTGGTCTAATGAATAAAATAGATCATTTTCATATTGGAGTAAATGGCAGCCAAGAAATGTTTTATATACCAACAAAAGCAAAAGTCGTTTACAATAAAAATTGGACAGAAGAAACGGAAACGATGATTGCATTAAAAGATTTTGCGCATGAAAATCCGGATTATAAAATTTTGTATTTTCACACTAAGGGAGCAAGCAAAGGAACTTTGATTGCAAATGCTTGGAGATTGATGATGGAGTATTTTGTAATTGATAGGTGGAAAGAGTGTGTGGAAATGTTGGATGAATATGATTGTGTTGGTTCAAATCTAAATTCTGTGGGAGAAACTTTATGGTCTGATGGTACAACCACCAAACCATTAGAAGGAACTTATAATTTTACTGGAAATTTTTGGTGGTCCAATGCCAAACATATCCAAACACTAGACCATAAGTTTCTTTATAGTGATTATCGTATAGATAGAGAACTTTGGATTGGAAGTAATCCAAATTCAAATCCAAAAACAATATACCAACCGGGAATTTTTGATTCATATACTTACTATTATAAGGAGGATGATTATGTTTCGTGAATGTGGAGAATGTACTGCTTGTTGTACTTGGTTGATTGGTGATGCTTTTGCTTGGGAGTTTGGTGCAGGAAAGTCTTGTAAGTATCTGGAATGTAATGGTTGTGGAGTTCATAAGGCACGACCAGAATCTTGTAGAGACTATCAATGTGCTTGGACGCAGCATTTACTACCAGAAGAAATGCGACCTGATAAGTGTGATGTTCTGGTCTCTGTTGAGGGAAGTGGAGATGGTCAATATCTAAAAGTTCTTCCAATAAATAATAAAGAAATGAATTCTGAAGTTAAACAATATCTTCAAAACTGGAGTGAAAAAATGAATACTCCAGTTGTTTTTGTAGAGATTCCTCCAAAATAAAAGAAATGCCAGTATTTTATAATTTTATCAACAATAGAGAAAATTTAGTGGCATATTCCACTTATGAAGGGACTGTTACGTGGATTAATAATTTTCCCGCAGGTGCAACAATAACTACAGGAATAACTGCACCTGATGGAACAAATACAGCAATTAGATTTACATGCAATAATACAACTAATGCATTATTAAGAGTTAATTTTCCTTCATTCACTCCCAACGGAACTGATACTTATACGACAAGTTTTTTTGTAAGGAGAATTAGTGGAACTGGTAGTGCATTTACTGATTTAGCAGATGGAAGTCCTTCAGTTGATTACTCATCACAATTAATTACTAATCAGTGGGTAAGAGTAACTACAAGTGGAGTTCCAACAGCAACCGCAAAAAGTTTTATTGACTTATATTCTGATAACAATACAAATCTTGTTCTTGATTTTTGGGGAGTTCAAATAGAAAGAAAATCTTCTGCTGGTGTTTATGTTCCAACCTATGGAAGTATAGTAACAGGTAATGATGGATTGACTTATAGTTTTGATAATGTTTTTGTTCCTGCTGATTTGTTTCGTGAAGGAAACTTATGGACTTGGGGCACTAATTCTGATGGACGACTAGGAGACAATACAACAACTGGTAAACTCACTCCAATCACAACATTTGCTGGTGGAACCAATTGGAAACAACTTTCTTGTGGAGACACTCATACTGCAGCAATTAAAACGGATGGAACTTTATGGCTTTGGGGTAGTAATAATACTGGACAACTAGGAGACAGTACAACAACCAATAAATTAACTCCAGTCACTACATTCGCAGGAGGAAACAACTGGAAACAAGTTAATGCTGGAGGTTATCGTTCTACTGTAGCAATTAAAACTGATGGAACTTTATGGTCTTGGGGTCGTGGTTTTGTCGGACAAATGGGAAACGCTGCAACAGATAATAAATCAACTCCAGTCACTACATTCACAGGAGGAACCAACTGGAAACAAGTTACTGCCGGAAGAGGCCATATAGCGGCAATCAAAACTGATGGAACTTTATGGGTTTGGGGTGATGGATCTTTTGGAAGACTTGGAATTAATGCTACTGGTAATAGATCAACTCCAGTCACAACATTTGCTGGAGGGACTAATTGGAGTCAAATAAGTAATGGAGGTAGTTTTTCTACAGCAATTAAAACTGATGGAACTCTTTGGACTTGGGGTTATAATACTTCTGCACAATTAGGAAACAATTCAAATACTAATGTATCCACTCCGATCACTACATTCGCAGGAGGAACCAACTGGAAACAAGTTTCTGGTGGTGGTTATCATACAGCAGCAATCAAAACTGATGGAACTTTATGGACTTGGGGTCGTAATTATGAGGGACAACTAGGAATCACTAGATCTGGTGCTGGAAACGATGCATCTACTCCAGTCACTACATTCGCAGGAGGAACCAACTGGAAACAAGTTGGTTGTAGTGGTTCTAATATATGTCGTATTACAATAGCAATCAAGACCGATGGAACTTTATGGACTTGGGGTGATAATTCTAATGGACAACAGGGAATCAATGGTTCTGGTACTAGTAAATCAACTCCAATCACTACATTCGCAGGAGGAACCAACTGGAAACAAGTTTCTAGTGGAGATAGGTTTTCGGTAGCACTCACATACATCGATCCTGTGATATAATACATAATAAGAAAGAAATAAACTATGAAGACATTATATTTTCTTGGAGGACTTCCAAGAAGTGGTTCTACATTACTTGGGTCACTTCTCAATCAACATCCAGACATTTATGTATCACCAACATCTCCATTAGGTGATGTAGTAACTGATATTGAGAAATCATTTAATACTTTAGATATCCAATTTACCTTTGACCGCAAGGCAATTTCGTATAATGTCTATAAGGCAGTTCTTGCAAACTTTTATAATCACATTCCAAAATCAACAATTCTAGATAAGCATCGGTTTTGGGGAAAGAATCTTGATACCGTTCAAATGTTTCTTTCCAACAAACCAAAAATTGTAGCAACTTATCGTTCTATTCCAGAAGTTCTTACATCTTATATTTCACTCATAGAAAGGTCAAAGCACTATGATAATTTCATTGATAATCATTTAAGGAATGATAATCTACCAATTACAAATAATAATCGTGCAGAATATATTTGGAGATATTATGTTGCTCCTTCTTATGAGAGTATGGTTTATGGACTCAACAAATATCCAGATTGGGTTCATTTAGTTGAATATAATGCTCTAGTCAATAATCCAGAAGAAGAACTGAGTAAAATCTATGAGTTTTTAGAAGTTCCATCTCATACAAATACTTTCAATAACATTGAAAATGCTTGTGGAGAACAAAAGGACGAAGAATGGGGACTTAGAGGGCTTCATGATATTCGTCCAAATCTTGCCAAAATTTCACAAAATCCTATTGAAGTAATAGGAGAAGAGAATATAAAACTTTATTCCAAGTTTGATATATGAAAACTCATTTGTTAGTTGTCGTCCAGACTCATTCAAAAGGAAACCGAGATAAAGATTCTGGAAGATATTGTGAAGCACCAAAGATCGAAGTTTCTTCAAGGTGTATCTTTTCTTTGATTGATAGTCTCAATTACGCACAAGAACATTATCCAGATTATGAAATAGAACTTCAAATCTTTGATGACCACTCGGACAAAGAATTTTTAGATATTTTAGAAAAACTTATCAGCATTGCAAAGTTCAAAGTTAATCTAACCCATCTTGAGACTTATGGTATTATGCCATCTATTTTGAGGTGCTACGAACATGGAAGAGATTATGGAAAAGATTGGGTCTATTATGTTCAAGATGATTTTCTTCATCAACAAGACTCTGTTGAACTGATGATACATGCAATTAATCAGTTTAGTTGTAATCTAGGTTCTCCTGCAAGTATCTTTCCATTCAATAAGCCAGCAGAGTATCACGAAGCAGAAAACACTGCAGTTCCTTGTCATCTTGTAGTATCAAAAGATAGATATTGGAGAACTAATTTTCATGTAGCAGTGACTTTAATGACTCATGTTGATATTATTAGAAAGCACTGGGACTTGTTCCACAAAATGGGAACAAGTGAGGTAAGTGAAACGATGGAAATGGATAGTATTTGTAGGGTTTATTATGAAAGAGGACATTTCTGCTTTACTCCAATTCCTTCTTTAGCACTACATATGCAAGGAGAATATGATAGAGACTTCTTTATTGATTGGAAGTCTTGGTGGAATGAATATGATTTGGAGAAATTAAAAACCTATGTTTAGTCATATATCATTACCAAATCCCGGTGTCACATCTGGTGTTCTTCCAGAAGAACTTTATAATCAAGTAATGAATGAAGTAAATGAAATCTCTTCTGATTTTCATTCTCATTCAAATTACAATAATGGTCTTGCAGGAAATATAGAAAATCAATATGAGTTGCAAAAGTCTATGTTAGTTTTGCAACCATATCTCAATGAAATGTGTAAGTCATATACAGACTATTGGAATTTCTACAAAAAACCAAGTGACTTTAAACTCACTCATCTGTGGGTCAATTTTCAAAAGAAGAATGAGTTTAATCCAATTCACCATCACAGCAGCACTTTTAGTTTTGTTTGCTGGTTAAAAATTCCATACAAAGTAGAAGAAGAGTTGAATGCGGCTCATGTAAAAGATACAAAAGCAAAAGCAGCATCAACTTTCCAATTCATCTATCCAAATATTTTAGGACAACTTACTTTAGAAACCTTATATGTCAATGAGGATTGGTGTGGTAGAATAGTATTGTTCCCAGCACATTTATCTCATTGCGTCTATCCATTTTCTACAAGTGATGATTATAGAATTTCAATATCAGGCAATTTAGAATGAAGCGAACATTAGAAAGTTTTTATCCAACAGAGAATTCTTTTATAGAAAATACTTATATTATTACTCTACCAAATAATGAAACTTCAAAGACCTTAACTCAAAGATGTATAGAGAGTTGTATTGCAGTAGAGCAACCTTATACTCTTTGGGAAGGTTTTGATGGTTCTTCTGGAGAAATTGTAATACCGAAACATCTTCAAGACAAAGATTACTTGAAATGGTTGAAGGTCAATCATAAATTTATGACACCATCTCAAATTGGGTGTTGCTTATCTCACTTTAGTTTGTGGTTTCATTGTATCACAATAGATAGACCTATCGTTATATTAGAGCACGATGCTATAATGGTAGAGAAATTTTTTGGTCCCTATCCTTTTTATAATGCAATCACATATCTTGGTTGTAAGGAACAGAAGTATAATGGGATGTCCGTTCAACCAACTCCAATTCATATGCAATCACCTGATACTTTCACTCGTAAAATAGGTCGGGCACATGCATATGCAATTGACCCTGCTGTTGCGAAGTTAATGGTTTCTCGTCTTCTGGTTGATGGTATTACTACAATGAACGATGAGTTTATGCACGCTAATCTATTTACGATTATTCAATATGGATTTTATGCATATGATGAACCAGGAGAAACAACAATACAAACACCCAATTATCCTTTTTAGAAATGACAAAAATTAATGTTTATTTGAGACATTGCTATTATTCCAAAATTCAAGAGAGTCCTGGAAAACAAAGACCTTCTTGGTGGGACAAAGAAAAGGTATTCCAAAACTTCAAAAATACTCTCAATCCAGAAACAACAAAATACGCAATCATTTATGACGAACATTATGGAAAGATAGAAGATACTTTCCTATCAAATGAAGAAAATATATATACGATCAATTGCGGCGGAGAAGCAAAGAGCTTTATAGAAACTTTGAAGTATATTAAAACACAAAATCATTCTCAAGATGATATCATTTACTTCTTGGAAGATGATTATATTCATCAACCAGGGTGGGATAAAGTTCTGTTAGAGGCATTCGCCCTTCCCATCTCTTATGCGACCTTGTACGACCACAGAGACAAGTATGGTGAGTATTATGCAGAGTTCCGAACTAAAGTTTTATTTACAGATTCTTGTCATTGGATGGCAACTCCTTCAACAACCAATACATTTGCTGTGAAGTATTCAACTCTTGTAGAGGACTTTTACACGCACACTAAATATTCTACAGGTGTGGAACCTTCTGCGGACCACCAAAAATTTCTGGAGTTAGCACAGAGAGGAAGAGTTTTAATATCATCACTTCCTGGTTATTCTACACATTGTCAAGCAGATTTATTATCACCTTGTATTGATTGGAAAAAGTTTTTATGAAAGTAGTTCAAATTGGTTCTAATAAAGGTGATGATGATTTATCTAAACATCTCAAAGAAAATTATAATGAATTAGAATTTGGACTTTTTGTTGAAGCAAATCCACTACATATTGGAAATTTAAAAAATTGCTATTCTCAATATCAAAATTCTGTTATTGAGAATGTTGCAATTAAAGTTCCTTCTTACAATGAAGACACATTAAAACTTTATTATCATCAAAATGATGGTCCAATGTACCATGTCGCTTCTTGTGTGAAGTCTCATATTGAAATTTATTATCCAAGTGACGGAATTAGATATTTTGAAGTTCCTTGTATAACTATAAATCAATTATTTGAAAAGTATGATATCAAGGAATTGGATTGGTTACTATTGGATATTGAAGGAATTGACTCTGAAATTTTATTAACAACAGATTGGAATAATTATGATATTCAAAGAATTGAATATGAAGAATTACATCTTGGTGATAAAAAACATGAAATAGAAAATATTTTCAAAACTCTTGGTTATAAAAAAACAACTGCTTTACATCATTACGATAATGCTTGGGAAAAATAATTATGAAAAATCATCCTGTAGTTGAAACTGAATATTTTAACATTATTAAGGGAGTTGTAGATGGTCTTCATAAATCTGGAATGACCGAAGCAGGTTCTGGATATTGTTTGAGTATGAGTGATATTGTACTTAAACTTTTACATAAAGAAGGAATTAAGGCAAGATTGGTAGAGTGTAACTTAATGGTTACACTTAAAAATCCTCCTGGATTGTTTTTAATGGGTTATCCAGGATTCAATCAAAATAATTACACTGCTGATAATTCGCGGTACATACGACTTCTATCAAACCTTCATCAATCCTCATAGTGGATGGGGTCCTAATAAATCAGAAATTATTAAAAACAACAAGTGAGGATTAAAATGAAAGTTACACTATACGCAATCGCAAAGAACGAAGAAAAAAATATTGAAAAGTTTCTCAAGAATGCAGAGAAATTTGATGATGTCGTTGTAGTCGATACTGGAAGTACAGACAATACAATTCAACTACTTAAAGATGCTGGTATTAAAGTCTACGAGCATCCACAGACTCGTGCAGAGTTTGATTTTTCAGTAGCAAGAAATCAGGCATTATCTTATGTGGAAACTGATTGGGCTTTTTCTATAGATTTTAATGAAGAAATAGATGATTTTTTCCCAGAGGGTCTTGCAGTAATCTCTGAAGAGTTTACAACATTTAAACATGAAAGGTATGATAAAATTGATGATGAAGAACCAACTCTAGGTCAAACTGCACATGTTCGTTTTCATAGAACTAAAAACTATACTTGGGTAAATGCAGTTCACGAAACTCCAATGTTTCTTCCAACTGAAGAACATCTTGGTGAGGTTGCAGTAGATACTACAATTAAGATTACTAAAAACCTTCAACCAAGTATTGATAAAGAACTTTTCTATCTTTCAATCTGCGAGAGAGAATATCAAAATAATCCAGAAAATAATTATTATCTTTGGTTTATTTTTAAGCACTACTATCAGGTCAAAAATCTCAATAAAGTACTTGAGGTAGGTCAACAATATCTCAATATCTCCAAAGCATATTTTGATCCACAAAGGATTGATGTGTTCATCATGTGTAGTATTTGTTTAGTTAATCTTAAAGAGGTAGAAAAGTCTGCAAACTATGCTTTCCATGCACTCAGTGAAGCAATGAATTTTGGTGGAGGACTTCTAGGAAAAGCATTTAATCACTTGTTAGAAATTGGAAAACTCACACAAAATCCAAATATTATTATCTTTGCAACAGGATTTAATCCAGAAACTTTAACTTATCCAGAAAGAACTCAAGCGATAAAGAGTCTTTATGATAGTAATCACATGAATTTTGTATGAGTAAAATAGCAGTTTTTGGGGGGACTGGATTTATTGGAGGAACATTTTGTAGATTATACTCACAAAAAGTAAATATAATTCCAAAGCAAAGTATAGAATTTGATACCAAAGAAGTTTTATATTTTATAAGCACCACCACAAATCAAAATGTTTTTAATGATCTTCATATAGATATAAACACTAATCTAAATTTTCTGATGGATGTCTTATCCAATTGCAAAGATAAAGACATCACATTTAATTTTATTAGTTCATGTTTTGTTTATGGTAATGATATTATAGATGCAAAAGAAACTGATAATTGCAATCCAACTGGATTTTATTCTGTAACAAAAAGATGTGCAGAGCAATTATTAATTTCCTTTTGCAAGACCTTTAATATTAAATATAGAATTTTAAGAATTGGAAATGTTTATGGATTGGATAAAACAATTTCTTTGAAGAAAAATGTCCTGGCACATATCATAAAACAATTGAAGAAAAATGAAGATGTTCATCTTTATGATAACGGAGATTATTTAAAAGACTATATGTTTGTTGAAGATGTATGTAAAGCAATTGAGATAATTTTGGAATTTGGACACCACAACGAAATTTATAATATTGCTTCGGGAACATCAAATAACTTTAAATATATTATAGAAACAGCAAAAAGTATTACAAATAGTCATAGTAAATTAATTAGTGTTCCAATACCAACTAATCAGCAATATATTCAAATTAAAAATATGACTTTGAATATCGACAAATTAAAGTCTCTCAAATTCGAACCACAAATTAATTTTAAATACGGTTTGCATATGCTTTGCAATATGTTATAGTAAACCATATAATCATTTACTATGTCAATATCAAAAATTCTTGTAGTCAGTAATCATTCTAATCATGACTTAGAGTGGCTAAAAATGACTTATGACTATGGATTTTCTCCAGAAAATACTCTTATTTACGATCGAACGCCTAACGATTTTCCGAATAAATCGAAGATATGTCACTTAGGAAAAGTTATACCTTCACCTAATGTTGGTTCAAATCCTTATGATATCGGTAGATTTATTGTAGACCACTATGACAATCTTCCGGACATGATGATTCACATCAAAGGAAATCTATTAAAAAAAGAACCCCCAAATGGAAAAACTTCATATACAACAGAGAAGAGATTTATATATGCTCTAAAAGCGAATTGGTTTGTTCCTATTGATGGTGGAAATCATATTCAAAATAATTTTCCTTATATTTTAAATAACAATTTGTTTTCTCTACCCATAGAGTGGGAATTAAAAAACTACACAATGGGGTGTGTTTTTTCGGAAGAAGATTTTAGAAAAGCAAAAACTTATCCTAGAATCTCTAATTTTCTGGAATTCATGAAAGACTTGTTTATTATAGAAGATTACCAAATTCCCAAATTTATAAGTTTTGCTCCCGCAGCAAATTATGCCGTACCAAAAAATTGCATCCTAAAGTACAGCAAAAACTTTTATAAAAAAATGATGTATTATACTGATTATAATGACAATCCCGTAGAAGCACATTGGTTTGAAAGAATTTTACAATTAGCTTGGCAAGGTTGTCTTGAAGAAAATTTCTCCTATATTGTGAATTAAAAATGAAAGAACAAGTAAAGCAATTTATTGATGACCTTTTTGAAAGTGATGAATCTTTCTTTAAGTATCTCTATAATAATGATTATGTGAAGGGAGAATCAAATATTTTTTACTCTGGTCCCTACTGGAATCACGAAGAAATTCAAGTTGCAATGAAAACCTTCCTGACTGGAAAGTGGTTATCTTCCGGTGAGGCAGTGAATAAGTTTGAGAAAGAATTCTCACAGAAGTTTAACTTTCAACATTCAGTAATGGTAAATTCTGGGAGCTCAGCAAATCTTGTAATGATTGCTGCTCTCAAGAAATATTTTGATTGGCAAGATGGTGATGAAATTATTGTATCTGTTTGTGGATTTCCAACTACTCTTAATCCCATCCTTCAAAACAATCTAAAACCAGTCTTTGTTGATATTGATTATACTGATTTGAATTGGAATTTGGATGAACTTAAATCCAAAATAACCCCAAGAACAAGAGCAGTATTTTCTTCACCTGTTCTCGGAAATGCATATAACTTTGATTATCTACTTGAGATTTGTGATCGTTATAAACTTGAGTTAATTTCTGATAACTGCGATAGCCTTGGAAGTAAATGGAAAGGTAAGTATCTTACAGACTACTCTGTTGCATCTTCTTGTTCTTTCTATCCAGCACATCATATTACAACGATTGAAGGTGGTATGGTGTCTTCTAATATTAAAGAAGTGATTGATATTGCTCGTAGTTTTGCTTGGTGGGGAAGAGATTGCTATTGCGTTGGTTCACAAAATCTTCTTTCTTGTGGAACTTGTGGTAAGAGATTTGATAAATGGTTAGTTGGATATGATAAGGTTGTAGACCATAAGTACATCTTCGGACAAATTGGTTATAATCTCAAACCAATTGATATGCTTGGTTCAATCGGTTCAGTGCAACTTAAAAAGTTTGATGAAATTCATTATCTTCGCAGATATAATAAGGCACGAATTCATCAAATCTTCGAATCTATTCCTGGAGTAAGAGTGATTGATGAGTTACCGCAGTCTGAAACAAGTTGGTTTGGTGTTCCGATTGTATGCAATACTAACAAGGAGAAACTTGTTAAGCACTTGGAAGATAACAAGATACAAACAAGAAATTATTTTGCAGGCAATCTTTTGATTCATCCAGCTTACCGACATCTTGGTTCTGGATTTGATTATCCAAATGCAATGAAAGTTCTTGAGAATGTATTTTTTATTGGATGCTCCCCAACTATAAACGACCAGATGATTGAATTTATAGAAGAGACTGTTGATTCTTATAAGAAAATAGCATGAAGATTACAATTCCAGTATCAGTAGGTGAACTATTAGATAAAATTTCGATTCTTGAAATTAAGTCTATGTTTACTAACAATGAATATGTTCTCAAAGAACTTGAGGACTTAAATCAAATCAAAAATACTCTTATCCAATTCACTCTTGAGTACATGAATGAACTGAGGGAAGTTAATCAAAAACTTTGGAAGATTGAAGATGAATTGAGAGAGTTAGAAAAAAATAAAGACTTTGGGAAAAAGTTCATTGAACTTGCCCGAAGTGTCTATATTACTAATGATAAAAGAGCAGACATAAAGAAAAGAATTGATGAGGAATTCAATTCCGAATATAGGGAGGTAAAAATGTACAATAAATAGAACAGTTTTAAAATCTCAATTGATTTTCTGGTGATCTTATGTCTGTAGGCTTTGTGAAGCAGGTTTTAGATAATGGTGGAAAAATAAAACCATTAATAATACCATCAAATGAAACAAATGGTACTGGGTTATGTAACCCATCCATACTTGTTAAAGACAATAAAATTTTAGCGAATGTGAGGCACATTCAATATACTCTATACCATTCGGAGTTAAAAAATTACGAACATCCGTATGGTCCTTTAGTGTATCTAAATCCAGATAACGACAATACACTAACAACAACTAATTTTATCTGTGAACTTGATGATGATTTGAATATTTCATACTTTTCAAAAGTAGATACATCTGCTTTTGATAAACCACCGTTGTGGGAATTTGTTGGTCTCGAAGATGCAAGATTGATAGAATGGGACAGCAAATTATTTTTGTGTGGTGTTAGAAGAGATTTAGATACTATCGGAACCGGAAGAATGGAACTTTCGGAAATTGAAATTAATGAAAATTCTGTAAACGAGGTATCGAGATTTAGAATCCCAGGTCCTCCACCCGACAAAGAGTATTGTAATAAAAACTGGATGCCAATCTTAGACATGCCCTATCACTTTGTCAAGTGGACAAATGGTACAGAGATAGTCAAAGTTGATGTCCAGAATAACAGTACAGAAAGTGTAATCATTAAAAATTGGGTTCAACATAATAGAGATCTGAGAGGAGGTTCTCAAGTCCTGTCATATAATGGTGGATACTTAACCCTAAATCACGAAACCGATTTGTATAGAAGTGAAGCGGGAAGGAAAGATGCAACATACAGGCATCGTTTCACTTTTTGGGATAAGGACTGGAATATACAAAAAATTTCGCAGCAGTTTTCTTTCCTTAATGCAAAAATTGAATTTGCTTGTGGTATGGCAAAGTATAAAGAAGATTACTTGATTACTTTTGGTTTTCAAGATAATGCCGCATATGTTTTAAGAGTACCTGGACAATTTCTGGAGGATTTTATTAATGGATGATACACTTTATAATTACATTCAAGATACAGAAAATGCTGAAAGCAATTTTAATCTTGCAGTACAATATGAAATATTGGGCCAAACTGCATCCGCAATTTCTTATTATTTGAGGGCAGCAGATAGAGCGGATGATTTGAATTTAGTTTATGAGTCTTTGATTAGAATGTCATATTGTTTTAACAAACAAGGAAACCGTTGGTATACTGTCAAAGGTCTCCTAAACCATGCAATTACTGTTTTACCAAGAAGACCAGAAGCATATTATATTCTTTCAAGATATGAAGAGTGGAATAAGAGTTATACTGAAGCATATACACTTTCAAATACAGCTTTAACTTTTTGCGATTTTAATCAAGAACCACTAAGAACCGATGTTGAGTATCCCGGAAAATATGGGTTAATTTTTGAAAAAGCAGTTTGTTCATATTGGTGGGGAAAATCTGAAGAGTGTAGAAGATTGTTTAAAATATTGGTTGATGATTATTATGATCAAATGAATGATTCTCATAAAAAATCAGTTAAAAATAATTTTAATGTTTTAGGTATGGATTTCCCATATCTTCTTGACGAAGATAAAACAAAATTAAAAGGATTTCCTTCGATATATTATTTGAGTTTAGAAGAATCCATTGATAGAAGAACTCATTTAGAAAATCAATTTAAAGAATATGATATTGAAAAAATTAACTCAGTAGTATCCAAAAGATTTATAGAGTGTAATGATATTCTTCATGGTCAATATGTTCACACTTTGACCAATGCAAGTAAAGGATGTTGCACTTCTCATATGAGATGTATTAAGAGGTGGTTAAATGAAACAGATGAACCTTATGGATTTTTTTGTGAGGATGATCTTTCATTAGAAACTATTAAGAATTGGAACTTTACTTGGGGAGAGTTTGTTGATAATTTACCCTCAGATTGGGAATGCGTTCAACTTATGTGGGTCAGAGATCAAATGACCGATATTAAAGTTAGGGAAAGACAATTTGATGACTGGTCTGCGACTGCATATATCCTTAAAAGAGAGCGTGCTCAAAAAATAATTGATACTTATTACTATGATGACGAATTCCATTTTGATATTCCAGAATCTAATCTGCAACCAATTGTAGAAAATCTTGTTTTCTCATTGGGAAAAGTTTATACATTCCCACTATTTGTTGAAGAAATTAAAAAGTTTGATACTTGTATAATCAATAGTGAAGAATTTAATGGTTTAAAGGATGATTGGGTAATTGTAGATGGTCAAGGTCCAGCTCATATTAGGTCTTATCATCAAATTGCAGAATGGTGGAAGAAAACTGGATTTAAATTAAAAGCAGACCAAATTCCTAAATAAAAATAAAACTTCTGATGCCCAAGATTAAGTCACATAAAACAGTTGAGCAAATTGCAAAGAAACATCGTCTTAATGTTTCTTTCATACAAAAGCAACTTGACATGGGTGAACCAATTGAGCACGAGCATACTCAAGACCACGAATTGGCAAGAAATATTGCTCTTCAACATCTTGACGAAATTCCAGATTATTATACTCGCCTTAAAAAGATGGAGGCAGATGCCAAGAAGCATCATAAAAAATTTAAAGATGTTTCTGAAGGCAATCTCCATAAGTGGTTTAAAAGTAAATCAAAAGACGGAAAACCTGGTTGGGTCAATGTTGTAACTGGTGGCACATGTGCAAGTGATGAACCAGGTGAAGGAGTACCTAAGTGCGTCTCTTCATAAAAAAGAGCAAGTATGACGCCAGCAGAAAGACATTCGGCAGCAAGAAGAAAGAAAGCAGCAGATCCTGGACAACAACAAAAAACTGGTGCGTCTAAACCAACATATGTTTCTACAGATAAACCTAAAAAGTCTGTAGAAGAGGAGTGGTCAGATAAATATAAAAAGTCTATAGATTGTGACAACCCCAAAGGATTTTCTCAGAGAGCTCATTGCCAAGGAAGGAAGAAAAAAATGAATGAAGAATCTGATAAGAAAGGAAAAGGTAGTGGCAAAAAAGATGCTTGCTATAATAAAGTAAAATCGAGATATGATGTTTGGCCAAGTGCATATGCATCCGGAGCACTTGTCAAGTGTCGTAAAGTCGGTGCTGCAAACTGGGGTAATAAAACAGAGGAAACTCATATGCACGAAGAAGAAAGATATTGTCCTCTATGCGATAAGAGAGAAACAAGATCAGAATGCTCCTACGGCGGAAAAGCGTGGGATAAAGTTTCTGTTAAGGATGAAGAATATTCAATGGCTCGTGGAGAACTCCAAACAATTGCAAATGCAGTAAAAAGATTGCAAACTAAGTTCTCTAAAGGAGAAGGTGATTTGGAAGCATGGGTCCAATCAAAAATTACAAAGGCAGCGGATTATATTGATACTGCAGCAGATTACCTTGATAGTGGGGAGCATGAGTTTGACGAAGCTTGTTGGTCTGGTTATAAACAAGTAGGAATGAAAAAGAAAGGAAAGAAGACTGTTCCAAATTGTGTGTCAGAAGAGAAAAAATTAGTTGATAAAATTTTAGAAGACTGTGGTTGCTCACATTCTCCAAAGAAAGTAAAGTCTAAAAAAATGGTAATGCCAGAGCAAACTATTGAAGATTTGGATGGAAATACATTTGCCGAAGTCATTGACATTATCAAACCAGAACCAATTAAAGGAACTGCATCAAAGCCGATTCAAGAAGCAACAAGACTTCAAGCACAAACTGGAAATGTAATTGCTGTAACTCTTTCATGGAGAGGAAAATATTATTCACTTAAGATGTTTTTCCCGCAAGTGAAGACACCATCAAGAAAAGAAATTAATGATGAGATTCAAAAAGTTTATCCAGGTTCAGTAGTTGTATATCATTCTATCTCAGAAATTCAACCAGGTCAACCACTAATTCAAATGGTTGGACCACAAGGAGGAAGTTCTGCAAAACCAGGACCAAACAAAAATTATGTAAAACCAATGGGTGAAGGAGTTGAATTGGAAGAAGGTGAGGCATGGCAAAATAAGGAAGGTAAAAACTCTAAGGGTGGTCTCAACGAAAAGGGAAGAAGGTCTTATGAAAAGGCAAATCCAGGAAGCGACCTCAAGGCACCTTCAAAAGAGGTTGGAAATCCTCGCAGAGCGTCATTCTGTGCCCGGATGTCCGGAATGAAAAAGAAACTAACATCAGCAAAAACAGCAAACGATCCTAATTCAAGAATTAACAAGTCTCTTAGAGCTTGGAACTGTTAATTTGGAGTTGATTTATTATGCCAAATGATGTTTATCTTGGTAATCCGCTTTTAAAAAAAGCAAATACCCCTATCGAATTTACTCAAGAACAGATTCTTGAATTTGTGAAGTGTAAAGATGACCCAGTTTACTTTGCAAACAATTATGTAAAAATTGTAACTCTGGATCATGGTCTTCAAACATTTAAACCATATCATTTTCAAGAGAAGTTAATTAATAACTTCCACAATCACAGATTTAATATCTGCAAGATGCCACGACAGACGGGAAAATCAACCACTGTAGTATCTTTTCTATTACATTATGCGGTATTTAATGATAATGTAAATATTGGCATTCTTGCAAACAAAGCAGCAACAGCAAGAGAACTTTTAGATAGGTTACAAACTGCTTATGAGAATCTTCCCAAGTGGATGCAGCAAGGTATTATATCCTGGAATAAAGGATCATTGGAGTTAGAAAATGGCAGTAAGATATTGGCAGCTTCTACATCTGCAAGTGCTGTCCGAGGCATGTCGTTCAATATCCTCTTTCTCGATGAATTCGCTTTCGTTCCAAACCATATCGCAGATTCCTTCTTTGCATCTGTTTATCCTACTATTACTTCTGGTAAACAAACCAAAGTTATAATTGTATCCACTCCACACGGTATGAATCACTTCTACCGAATGTGGCATGATGCCGAAAAAGGTAAGAATGAATATGTATTTACAGATGTTCATTGGAGTGAAGTACCGGGAAGAGATGAGGAGTGGAAGAAGCAAACTATTGCAAACACTTCCGACCAACAATTCAAAGTTGAGTTTGAATGCGAATTCTTAGGTTCTGTCGATACTCTTATTGCACCATCCAAACTCAGAACGCTCGTCTACGATGCCCCCAAGACCCGTAGTGCGGGTTTGGATGTTTATGTGGACCCAGAGGAGAATCATGATTACCTCATCACTGTGGATGTTGCTAGAGGCGTAGGGAATGATTACTCTGCATTTACTGTTATTGATATAACAGAATTTCCCCATAAAGTTGTTGCCAAATATAGGAACAATGAAATCAAACCTATGCTTTTCCCCAGCATAATTCACGAGGCAGCAACAGCATATAATAATTCCTATATTTTATGTGAGGTTAATGATGTTGGAGACCAAGTAGCAAGTATCCTTCAATATGACTTGGAATATAATAATCTTCTCATGTGTTCTATGAGAGGTAGAGCAGGTCAAATTGTTGGGCAAGGATTTTCTGGAAAGAAAACTCAACTTGGCGTCAAGATGTCCAAAACTGTGAAAAAAGTTGGATGTCTAAACCTCAAGACAATGATTGAAGAAAGTAAACTCTTTCTCAATGACTACGAAATTATTTCAGAGCTTACCACATTTATTCAGAAACACAACTCTTTTGAAGCAGAAGAGGGGTGCAACGACGACCTTGCAATGTGTCTGGTAATATATGCTTGGTTGGTTGCTCAGGATTATTTTAAAGAATTGACCGATCAAGATGTAAGAAAAAGATTATACGAAGAACAAAAAAATCAAATCGAACAGGACATGTCTCCTTTTGGATTTATATCCGATGGATTAGATAGCAATAGTTTTGTTGATAATGACGGTGATAGATGGTTTGTTGATGAGTATGGAGATCGTTCTTACATGTGGGATTATCTATCGTAATGGACTTAGATAAACAATTAAACCTAGGACATTTACTTCTTTCGGATAGAAGATGTAGAACATGTGGTGAAATAAAAAATTTAGTAGATAGTTTTTATAGAACACGTAAAGATAGGGGACCAGTATCATCTTCATATTCGTATGAATGCAAAGAATGTACCGTAAAAAGGATAAAAAATAGAAGAAAAAAATTACCAAAACCACTTCCATGGGAATATCCTGACTGGTAAGTGTGTTCACTTCCAGTTTCCCCTATGTAAAGTATATTTTTAATAAATATTTTTTAGATAAACTGAGACTTTACGGAGAAAAACATGGCGACTCCTCAATTATCTCCAGGCGTACTCGTCAGAGAGGTTGACTTAACAGTAGGAAGAGCTGATAATGTTTTAGATAATATTGGTGCGATTGCTGGCCCTTTTCCAATTGGTCCTGTAAACTACGCTGTTGATATTGCAACAGAGCAGGATTTAATCAATACTTTCGGAAAACCATCACAAAATGATAACCAGTATGAATATTGGATGAGTGCATCATCCTATCTTTCATATGGTGGTGTTCTAAAAGTTATTAGAACTAAATCACCAAACTTAAACAATGCTAACGCTGGAGTTGGAATTGGATCCACTGCATCTTTAGACATTGATAACTATGATGATTACAACGCGGAGCATACAGAAGCTCAGAATTTTACATACGCAGCAAAAAATCCAGGAACTTGGGCAAATGGTCTGAAAGTTTGTGTAATTGATGATTTAGCAGATCAGGTCATCAATGTAACATCCTCAGATTTGTCTTCTGATGGTGTCGCTATTGGATATGGCGTGACAGCTAACTTAAATGGCATTTCAATTCCAGGATCTGGAACTTTTACCGGATATCTAAAAGGAATTATCACTGGAGTAACAACTGCAGTAACTGGTAGCAATAGCTCCATCACTGTTAAAGTTGTTTCAAGAGTTTCCAGTGGAGGAACAGAAACAAAAATTGATTATGCAGAAGGGACCGAATTTGCTGCATTTAAAGGAACACAAACATTAAACTTCATTGACGGTTCGGGTTCATATCAAGGAAACCTCAATTCAGTATCTGTTTCTGATTGGTATAATCAACAAAAACTTGGTCTAGAAAATAGCACTATTTTCTGGAGTTCAATTGCACCAAAACCAACCACATCTATTCACGCTTTAAACAGAAATGGTAAAGGTGATGGTATTCACGTAGTAGTTGTTGATGATAAGGGAACAATCACCCAAAATCCAGGGACTATTCTTGAAAAGCATGTTGGTCTATCAAAAGCACTTGATGCTATTTCGGCAGTAAATTCGCCACAAAGAATTTACTATAAGCAATTCTTGGCAGATTACTCGTCACAAATCTATGCAGGCAAATCTCCATCATCTGCTGCCGATGGATATTGGAGAACAGCACCAAGGGCAGTTTCATTCACTAAAGCTGATGGAACTACTCAAGCATTTATTCCTAATGTAACAGAGAATTCACCATCTAAAGGTGATTGGGGTCAAAATGCACAAGATGTAACATTTAGTGCAGTAGGTAATGTAACTTATGCATTAAATGGCGGACAAGATTATGGTGCCAATGGTTCAATGGCAGTGACTCTTGCAGACTTGCAAACTTCGTACAATCTATTCTCAAACAAAGACGATGTTCAGGTTGATTATTTAATCATGGGTCCTGGACTAACCGATGAAAATGATTCAATCGCAAAAGCACAATATCTGATTTCAATTGCAGGTCAGAGAAAGGATTGTGTTGCTGTAATTGGACCTCATAGAGGAAATCTAATTGGACAAAGCAATTCTACTACTCAGACAACAAATCTAATCAAGTACTTTAACTCTGTTGGGTCTTCTTCATCATATGCAATATTTGATAGTGGATATAAGTACACTTATGATAGATTTAATAATAAGTTTGTATATATTCCATGCAACGCTGATATTGCTGGGTTAATGTGTCGCACTAATATCATTGCATATCCTTGGTTCTCACCTGCTGGTCAGCAACGAGGAATCATTAATAATGCAATTAAGTTGGCATATAACCCAAGTAAAGCACAAAGAGACCAACTATATCCAGCAAGAATTAATGCAGTCATTACTCAACCTGGAATCGGAACTCTTCTCTTTGGAGATAAGACAGCACTTGGATATGCATCAGCATTTGATAGAATTAATGTTCGTCGCTTATTCTTAACAATTGAACAAGCACTACAGAGCGCAGCACAAGCTCAACTATTCGAATTAAATGATGAACTGACAAGAGCAAACTTTAAGAATATTGTAGAACCATATCTACGCGATATTCAAGCGAAGAGAGGTCTGTACGGTTTCTTAGTTGTTTGTGATACAACAAACAATACTCCTGACGTTATTGACAATAACGAATTCAGAGCAGATATCTTCCTGAAACCAGCTAAGTCTATTAATTATGTAACTCTCACCTTTGTTGCTACACGCACAGGTGTAAGTTTTGAAGAAGTTGCAGGTACTGTTTGATTATTATTCAATAAATAACCTTAAGGAGGTAACGAACCGTGGCAAGACTCAAGACAATCTCTCAATTTAAGAGTGCTCTAAGTGGTGGTGGTGCTCGTCCCAATCTATTTGAAGTTGAATTGACAACTTTTCCATCTGGAATTTCTTGGGACGCAGATAAATTCAAGTATCTATGTAAAGCAGCCGCTTTACCGGCATCAAATATTGCAGCAATTGATGTTCCTTTTAGAGGAAGAACATTTAAAGTTGCAGGAGATAGAAGCATTGATGCTTGGACAGTAACCATCATCAACGACGAAGACTTCAAACTTAGAAGAGCATTTGAAGCATGGAGTGAACTTATTGCAAAACTTGATAATAACCTTGGAGCGACAAATCCAGCAGCTTATATGAGCAATGCAACTGTCTATCAACTTGGAAGAGGTGCTACAGTAAATAGTACCACTAACGCAGGTTCGGACAGTTCTATCTTAGCTGCTTATAAGTTTGTTGACATTTTCCCAACAAGTGTTTCTAACATTGATCTTTCATATGATAGTGGAGATACTATTGAAGAATTTACTGTGGAATTCCAAGTTCAGTCTTACGAAATTATTAGCGGAGCAACCGCATCTAAAGCTTGATAAATAGTCAAAAGGCAAAGAACAAAAAATAAATTATGGCAAGACTATTTGGATTCTCTATTGAGGATAAAGAACCACTGTCTCCGGGAGTGGTCAGTCCAGTTCCTCCTAATAACGAGGACTCGTCTGACCACTACTTGAGTAGTGGTTTTTTTGGTTCTTATGTTGATATTGAAGGTGTTTATAGAACAGAGTTTGATTTAATTAAAAGATATCGTGAGATGGCATTACATCCAGAGTGTGATAGTGCTATTGAAGATATTGTAAATGAAGCGATTGTCTCGGATACAAATGATACTCCCATCCAAATTGACTTAGACAATCTGAATGCGAGTGATGGAATTAAGAAGAAAATAAGGCAAGAATTTAAACATATTTTATCATTGCTCGACTTTGATAAAAAGTCCCATGAAATTTATAGAAATTGGTATGTTGATGGCAGATTATATTATCATAAAATAATTGATTTGAAGAATCCTCACGAAGGAATTCAAGAACTTCGTTATATTGACCCCATGAAAATGCGGTATGTAAGACAGCAGAAAAAAACTGAGAAAGATAAGTATAGATTATCAAATATTAATACAGATAATCCAATGGATTTTGAGTTTCCTCAGATTGAGGAATATTTCATTTATAATCCAAAAATGACATATCCAACAGGAAATCCTTCTTCTATGGGAGGTTCTCAGGGTATCAAAATGTCCAAAGATTCTATCACATACTGCACTTCCGGTCTTGTCGATAGAAACAAAGGATCAACACTGTCATATCTTCATAAAGCAATTAAATCACTCAATCAATTAAGAATGATTGAGGACTCTTTGGTAATTTATCGTTTATCAAGAGCGCCAGAAAGAAGAATTTTCTACATTGATGTGGGCAATCTTCCCAAGGTAAAAGCGGAACAATATCTTCGTGATGTTATGATGCGCTATCGTAACAAACTTGTCTATGACGCAAATACAGGCGAAATTCGTGATGACAAAAAGTTCATGGCAATGCTTGAGGATTTTTGGCTCCCTCGTCGTGAAGGTGGTAGAGGAACTGAAATCACAACTCTTCCGGGTGGGCAAAATCTTGGAGAAATTACTGACATTGAGTACTTCAAGAAAAAACTCTATCGTTCTTTAAATGTTCCCCCATCAAGAATGGATGGAGAAGGTGGATTTAATCTTGGTCGTTCATCCGAAATTCTAAGAGATGAAGTTAAGTTCAGTAAGTTCGTTTCTCGTTTGAGAAAGAGATTCTCATACATGTTCCACGATATGCTGAGAACACAATTAATCTTAAAGAATATTATAACTCCTGAAGATTGGAATATTATGGAAGAACATATTCAATATGACTTCCTATATGATAACCACTTTGCAGAACTTAAGGATGCTGAGTTGCTAAATGAAAGACTCGGTATGGTTCAAATTGCAGAACCATATGTTGGGAAGTATTTTTCTCAAGACTATGTTCGTCGCAAAATTCTTCGCCAAACTGATGAAGAAATTATTGAGCAAGATAAAATTATCAAGAAAGAAATAGAAGATGGGATTATTCCAGATCCATCTGCACCAGTCGATCCTATGACAGGAATGCCAATCCAACCAGGAATGGAGCAAGGAACTGCTGGAATGGATTTGGGTCAACCAGTAATGGAACCAGAAATTAATGCTGCTCCAATGGAACCAAGTACAAAGGCAATGGAAATGCCCAAGGGGGGCGAAATATAAATAAAAACGATTACTTATAGGTTATTAAAATGGATGAACTTATGGATATGATTGTGGGTGATCAGTCACCTTCACAAATCAGCGATAAAATTAAAGAACTACTTTTTAACAAGTCTGCAGAAAAGATTGACGATTTTCGTCCTGCTGTAGCAAACGCAATGTTTAATAGCGAAACAGAAGAGGAATAATATGAAATCATTCAAGCAATTTATATCTGAATCAGTTAATATTGCTGGTGATTTTACTGGAAACCTTTACATTAATTCTCAATCAGAACAACCACAGCAGGTTGGTGAAGAGTATATTGCAGATGTTTTGTGGCAAGGGAGCTTATATCGGATGGAATTAATGACTAAAAATGGAATTCCATCCAAAAGAGATTTGGGAGAACAACTGCAAAGTAATTATCCGGGGGCAGTAGTTCAACAAATATATCCCACAGAAGAAAAAAATTTAAACATTAGAAACGCAAGACGATATCACCCATCAAAATTAGAATGGATTGACTAATTTATGGCTCAGTGGAATAAGACTACACAAGACTATCTAAATCAAGAAAGAACTTTGCATGAGGTTTATCTCCGTGCTGATGAGTATGGAAATATTCTAAATGAGAGTGCTTGTTCCAAGTCTGCCTTTGGTGAAAATATTTCAATCACAATCACACCAAAAATTCAGGCAGATGCTGTCTATGGATTAGACCCAAGAGAGTTTGAGACATTTACATTTAGTGCAACAGGAGTTGCTACTCATGCAAACTCCACATTCATAGTTGGTGCTGGTTCTTCTGCAAATTCTTATGGTGTAATCAGAAGCACTAACTTTATCAGATATCGTCCAGGACAAGGTGTTGTTTGCAGATTTACTGGTTCGTTCTCAAATAACCCAGTAGGATTTACACAAAGAGCAGGACTATTCAATCAAGAACAAGCAATTCAAATTGGATATGCACATACCAATGGAAAGTTTGGTGTGCTTCGTGCTAATGGTGGTAAGGCAAGAATTCAAGGATTTGACTTTACTACACTTGATAATGGAGATGTAACAGTCACTCTCAATGGAACATCTTTCACTGCAGTAACAGTAAATTCAGGAACACTTGCAGGAAATCTTTCTCAACTCGTACAAGGATTAAGAGCACAAGCACTCTTTAATGCTTTATGGTTGGTTGAGTATGATCAATCAAGATTAAGATTTTTAGCAACATCTCTTGGACCTCAAACTGGAACTTTTAATATCACAAGCACCGCACCAGCATCTTTTACAAATCAAATAGAACAGGCAGGTGTAGTACAAACAGAAAACTGGACTTTCCAAGAAGATTTTAATTTAGATAAACTTGATGGAACTGGATACTCTGGTATTACTCTAGACCCATCTAAGTTAAATGTATATCAAATCAACTTCCGTTGGTTAGGTGCTGGTGAGATTAGATATGCGATTGAAAATCCTCTAAATGGGGATATGATTTTCTTCCATAACGAGCACTATTCTAATAGAAACGAACTACCACACCTAGCAAATCCATCAATGAAGATTGGATATGTTGCTGCAAATTTGAATAATGGTGTGGGTGTTGTTACTTGTAGAGGTTCTTCTTTTATGGGAGCAATTGAAGGTATTGTTGAAAGAACAAAACTTCCATATTCAGTGACTACAACCAGAAATGATAGTATGAACATTCCTGGTTCTTTATATCATCTCATTTCTCTTAAGAATAAACTAGTCTATCAAGGTAAGATTAATACCAGAGATTTACTTCCCAGAAGACTTACTGCATCAGTAAATACAACAGGAGACCCAGCAGTTATTCGTATATATTGGAACCCAGTTCTTACAAATTATTTGAGATGGACTACTCAAAGTGATTTTAATGCATCACTTTATGCAACTCAGGATAGTACTGGATTATTTACTTTAGCAGCACAACCAATTCCTGCTGTTGCTGCTTTCCATGTATCAGACAACTCAACGATTGATGTTGATTTATCAGAAATTGGACTTCATGTTCCACCAAATAATTTTATAACCGCAGTAATTTCATCAACATCTAATATTACTGCTGCTAGTGCTTCGTTCATTTATGTGGAAGACTAATAATAATAAATAACTAATAAAGTCTTTATTATACAAATGCAAAGAACTAAAATAATTGAATCTGAAGTAACTACAGGAACTACTGCTGGTACAGCATCAAGTATTAGTAGTGCAACCTGCGTGAGACTTTGTAATGACACTGGAAGTCTTGTTACGGTAGGCGTTTCCACAATGGTTGGTGCAGCAACAACAAATTTCTTCACTATGCCAAGTTACGCCGTAGAGTTTTTGGAAAAGTTTCCAAATGATGTTATTTGGACATCATCCGCAATTAAAGCTTCCAAAGTAGGATTTACCAACTAAGAAAAATGAAACTAATCAGAGAAGAAATCGAAAAGGTTGAAGTTATTACCGAAAATGTAAACGGTAAAAAATCAATGTTTATTAAAGGAATTTTCCTTCAAAGTGAATGCGTAAATCGCAACGGTAGACTTTATCCTTTTTCAATCATGGAAAGGGAAGTCAATCGTTATAACGAAAACTATGTTCAAAAAGGTCGTGCTCTCGGTGAACTTGGGCACCCAGATGGACCAACCGTAAACCTTGATAGAGTTTCTCACAAGATTACTGAACTCCATCAAGAGGGCAATAATTTCATTGGTAAGGCACAAATCCTTTCAACTCCAATGGGCAAAATTGCAGAATCTCTTCTTAAAGAAGGTGTTTGCCTTGGCGTTTCTTCTCGTGGTATTGGTTCTTTAAGAGAGAATCAAAAAGGTTATAGAGAAGTTGGTGAAGACTTTATGCTTGCAACTGCTGCTGATATTGTAGCAGATCCTTCAGCACCTGATGCCTTTGTTCAAGGAATCATGGAAGGAAAGGAGTGGATTTGGGATGGTGGTATTCTTAGAGAGAAGGTAGCGGAAAACACTAAACGTAGAATAAATACTTTAGTTGATCAGGGTATCCTTGAAGAATACAAGTTATCCTTGTTCGATGAGTTTTTAAATTCATTGTAATTTGTTAATTTATAAATAAATATAGTTTATAACTAAGGTTAAACGGAGAGTTCAAATGTCTCGTGGAGATTTACAAGAAATGGAAGTAGGCACAAAGCAATCCCGAACCGCTGTTAATGCAAATGCTAAAGCGGCGGAAGCGATGCCAAAACTAACCACAGGAATTCCTGATGGTCAAACTGCTGGTTGGGAAGATCTTGGTGGTCCCGATCCTTCTAATTATCGTCCTGATGACGATTCTGCAAAACTTAAGACACCTGGCGCAACTCTTAAGCAAGTAAGAGATGTTGTCAACAAAGGTGCTAAAGGTGCAGATCCAATGAAGGGTCTTCACAAAGAAGAGGAAGAACTCGAAGATGAAGATTTAATCGAAGAAGAGATTGAAGAGGGTGAGGAAGAAGAAGTAGTTGCTGAGGCTGCGGAAGAAGAGGAAGAAACACCCAAGAAAAAAGCAAAGAAAGAAGAAGACGAAGACGAAGAAGAAGATGAGGATGAGGATGAAGAAGACATGAAGGAAGAGTTTGATATCGAAGAAGATGTCAATGCTCTACTTGAAGGTGAGGAGCTTTCTGAGGAATTCCAAGAGAAAGCACGCACTATCTTCGAAGCAGCTCTTCGTTCAAAAGTTGCCGATATTCAAGAGGCACTTGAAGAGCAGTATGCCACTGCACTTGCAGAGGAAGTAGAAGAAATTAAGACTGAGCTTGCTGAGCGTGTAGACGCTTATCTTGAGTATGTTGCTGACGAGTGGATGCAAGAAAATGCACTCGTTATTGAGCAAGGTCTTAAGACCGAAATGACCGAATCATTCCTCCAAGGAATGAAGGGTCTTTTTGAAGAACATTATGTATCAATCCCTGAAGATAAATATGATGTGCTTGAGAGCATGGTAGATAAACTTGATGAAATGGAGACAAAACTCAACGAGCAGATTGAGAAGAACGTTTCACTCAACAAGCGTCTCGCAGAGTCGGTTGCTGATGGAATCTTTGAACAGGTCGCTGATGGTCTTGCAGACACTCAGAAAGACAAGCTCGCTTCACTTGCCGAAAGTGTTGAGTTTGAAAGTGAAGAAGAATATCGTGAAAAACTGGAGACTTTGAAGGAATCATATTTCCCTTCAAGAGTTGTATCTCCATCTGCTAAGACTGAAACACTGTCCGAAGGTGCTGACGTTGCGCCCGAATCTTATTCGGATTCAATGGCTGCATATCTAAGAACGCTTTCAGCATTTGGCAAATAATTGAATTTAATATAATTCAAACCCAAAAAAAACAAACACTTAGTAAAAAGGTAAAAGCAAATGTTCCATTCCGAGCATCTGCAGGAAAAGTGGGCACCACTCTTAGACTATCAGGGTCTTGATCCAATCAGAGATTCTCATCGTAGAGCTGTAACCGCTGTCCTGCTCGAAAACCAAGAAAAATTCCTAAGAGAGGAATCAGCATTTAACACAGGTGGTATTACCAACCTGATGGAAGCACCAACCAACGCTACCGGTTCATACGGAGCTGCTGGTGCATCTGCACACGGATTCAGTGGCGGTGCTGCTGCTGGTGGTCCTACCGCAGGTTTCGATCCAGTTCTGATTTCACTCATTCGTCGTTCAATGCCTAACCTGGTCGCTTATGACCTCGCTGGCGTTCAACCAATGAGCGGTCCTACTGGTCTTATCTTCGCAATGCGTTCACGCTACACTAACCAGAGTGGCTCTGAAACCTTCTATGATGAAGTAGATACTGGATTCTCCGGAAACAATTCAGCATTCGATGCTACCGGTGGATTCAGCGATGTTGCCGCTGGTATGGGTACAACGACTCAGAAGGGTTCGAACCCATCTGTTCTCAACCCAGTTAGCAGTGCAACCACTTCTGCTTATAATGTCGGTCAAGGAATGCGTACTAATGACGCAGAAGCCCTTGGCGACGGAGTAGATGGTGATCACTTCAATCAGATGGCTTTCTCAATCGAGAAGGTCACTGTTACTGCTAAGAGCCGCGCTCTGAAAGCAGAGTACAGCCTTGAGCTTGCTCAAGACCTGAAGGCAATCCATGGTCTGAATGCTGAAGCGGAACTCGCAAATATTCTCTCAACTGAGATTCTTGCAGAGATCAACCGCGAAGTTATTCGTACCATCTACAAGGTTGCTGAACAGGGTGCTGCACAAAACGTTGCAACCCCAGGTATCTTCGACCTCGACATTGACTCAAATGGTCGTTGGTCCGTTGAGAAGTTCAAGGGTCTTCTATTCCAAATCGAGCGTGATGCTAACGCAATCGCACAAAGAACTCGTCGCGGAAAGGGCAACATCATCATGTGCTCTGCTGACGTTGCTTCAGCACTGACCATGGCTGGTGTTCTCGATTACACCCCTGCACTCAACGCTAACCTAACCGTTGATGACACTGGCAATACTTTTGCTGGTACTCTAATGGGCAAGTTCCGCGTATATATTGAC